GTGCGAGTGCTGGCGCGATGGCGCCGACCTGCGTCACGAGCGCGGCCAGGATCGGCCCGAGCTGCGCCGCGATGGAAGAGATGGTGGCGAACAGGTTTCCGATCGCCTCTTGCCCCTGCGCACTGTTGACGAACTCAGCGAAGGACGCGGTGATCTGCTTCAGGTTTCCCAGGAAGCCACCGCCGGAAGCGCTGGCCGCTTCGAAGACACCGCCCAGGATGCTGCCGACGTTCGCCAGGACAGACCCGAGCTGGGACAGCGCGGTGATGGCCCCGTCTACCCAGGCCACTGCCTTGCCACTGCTGGCCGCTTCCTGAAGGAAGGTACCGAAGCGGGTCCCCGCGCCCGCCCGCGCGCTGCTGAAGCGTTCCCCGAACGCGTCCGACACCGAAGCGGCCACGGACAGGAAGCCAGCCGTCAGGCCGGTGGTCGTGTCGGCCAGCCCTTCCACGCCTTGTGTCGCGGCCTTCAGGATGGACTGGACGTTCCCGACCCCGTCCGCGCTCTGTACGTAGTCCAGGGCGCCCTTCGCCGCGTTCCCCCACGCGGACGAGATGTTAGTCAGACCCGCCAGCAGCGGTCCCTGAAGGGCGCTGGCGGTCGCGGTGATCTCGCCTTCGATCTGCTGGAAGAACGCGTCCTGGACGGACGTGCGCAGCTCTTCGAACGCAGGCTTCAGCGCGCGTACTTCCTTCGCGGCAGCCTGAGCAGCGGGCGACAGCTTTTCCAGCGACTTGCTGAAGGCTTCCGCGTCGCCGGTCAAAGCAGCGCCGAACGCGTCGGACACCCCGTTCAGCGCCAGCTTCAGCGCGGCATTGGCCGCGACCGCCCCGAGCGCCACGGCGGGGACGGCCGCCAGCAGGCCCACGGCGGGCGCCAGCGCGGCCGTCAGGCCCACGATGGACTGCGTGGCACCGGCCGCCGCGATGCCGACCGCACCGAACTTCAGCAGGCCGCCCAGGGCGCCGCCCGCTCGTCCCGCGATGCCGCCTAGCCGCCCGAGCGCGGCACCGAAGCGGTCGGTGTCCGCGTTCACGTCCACCGTGACGGTCGGGGTGTTGTGCGCCCGGATGGCCGCGTCGAATCCGTCCAGGTCCGGCACCACCCGGACGGACACTTCCAGGCCCACCAGGACCGCTTCAATGGCCGCTTCGAACTGGGCCCGGTCCACGTCGGGGTTCACCGGGATCGTGATCGGGTCGAAGTTGTTCAGCGTGTCGATGCTGTGGCCGAACGCGCGCAGGTCCGCTTCCACCCGGACGGACACAGGACTGATGCGGCGGATGGCTGCCTTGATGTTGCGTTCCATCCGAAGGCCAGCGTCCCGGCTGGCCCGGTCAAGCACGCGTTCGATCCGGTCGCCCAGACGGTTGGCCGCAGCGTCGGCCGTGCTGTCGTCCAGGGTGATCGTGATGGACCCTGTGCCCAGCTCTTCATCTGCGGCCATACCGGTGCAGTCCCTTCGGTTCCGGACTGCACCGGCCTAGCGCCAGTCGTGCTGTGGCCAGTCTAGGCCGCGCCGTACTGCGCGTCCCGAGCGCTGGCGCCCGCCAGCAGTGCTTCCACGCTGTCCAGCGTCATGGCGCCACGTGCGGCCGTCGGCCGCTCTGCGGCTGTCGCCCGAGCTGTGGCCACCCGTTCCTGCTTCACTTCCTTCGGTTCCGCGTACAGCTGGCCGTGGACCCGCCGCCACGCGGCTTCGTCCTTCGCCCCCTGCTTCAGGGCTGCCTCATACGCGGCCAGCAGCTGGTGCAGGTCCCACCGGCGGGGGTCCACCCCGTTCAGCGTGAGCTGCCCGAACCACTCGTCCCAGCCGTCTTCCAGAGTGATCAGGACTCGGAAGACGACCCACCACGGTCGTTTCCCGAACCACCGCCGTACAGTTCGGCGGTCCATTCGAGCAGCTGCACCAGGATGCGGTCCGGCAGCCGAAGCGCGTCGAAGGCCGCATACGACTCTTCGAGCAGGAAGCGCCGGACGAACGAGCGCATGGCGTCGTGGACTTCGACCAGGACGGCCGGGTCCAGGTTCTCTTCCTTCGCGTGCTTCGTGCTCGATGCCTTGTTGCCCTTGACCTTCGCCTGGACGGTACGCAGCGCGGCGTATGCCTGGGCGAAGTCGGCGCCAATGACTTCGGGCTGGAACTTCAGCACGGTCCCGCCGACGTCGGCCAGGTGCGGTTCCGTGTTGATCGCGAATGACTTCGTGGCCACGGTGTGGTCCCTTCGTTCCGGGTGGATCAGTGCACGTCCAGACTACCGGCACAGCGAAGGACCCGGTGGCAGTCGGCCACCGGGTCCTTCGTGCTGCTCGGGGTCAGGCGCGGACAGCCGCCAGGTTCGTCAGGACCGGGAAACCCTTGACCGTGTCCAGGTCAAAGCGGCTGCCCGCGTTCGCGCTGACTTCCGCGATGCGGTCCGCGTTCTCGATCAGACGCGCGTCCGTCTCGTCGTCCAGGGCCACGACGTTGACGGCGCCGGACCTGCGGATGCCCGCGATGTACGAACCCTCTTCGAAGCCCAGCAGGATCAGGATGCCGTCAATGATCAGCTTGGCTTCAGCGGCGGTGCGGGTGGCGGGGGCGGTGTTCTGCATGGTGTGTTCCTTCCGTCGTGTTGCTGACATGAAGAGCATGACACACCACACGAGCAGATGCAACACCCCCGCCGAAAGACATCAGCGACCGACCGGCCGCGACCATGCGGACCCCTGCTTCGGCTGCGCGCCAGCTTTCGCGGCAGCCGCCGGATTCCCCACCTTCGCCTCTTCGTGCCAGTCGAGATACGCCACCAGGTACCGGCCCGCGTCCATGCTGTGGTCATCCTTCTTCAGTGGTGCTTCCTTCGGCACCCCGTCCGCACCGCGTTCCATGGCCCAGACGTAGCCGCCGACTTCTGCCGCGAAGCCACGTGGCCGCTTGTCCGTCTTCGCCAGCGGGTCCGTGCGAAGCAGCGCGTCCCGGAACACGAGCAGCCGGGGGCGGCCGTCGCCAGCTGCTCGTGTGCGTGCCTGCGTCAGCTGCACGCCGCGCGTGACTGCCTTCCGGGCGGGGATCGTCGGCATCTTCAGGTGGCGTTCCAGCGTGGCCCGGTCTTCGCTGTCGTGGTCGCACACGATGGCTTCCGGGCGCCGCCAGCCGTTGGACTTCATCAGCGCCAGGATGTCCCGGGCATGATCTTCCACCAGCCGCTGACGGCGGCTGATCTCGTGCGTCAGGTACGCGCGGCCGTCCGGGTCCACCCGCCACTGCTGCCAGACGAACGGGTTGCTGAAACCGAAGTCCACGGTCCAGATCGTCCGCCAGTCGTCCGGCACCGGGAACGGGTCCACCAGGTTCAGCTGCTCGTCCCAGTCGTCGAAGACCTGGCCTTCAGCCGCTGCCCAGATGCCGTTCAGATACCGCAGCCGCCGGACACCGGTCAGCGCGTCCAGTACCGCCATGTAGTCGGCGCCTGCTTCCGTCGGGGTGCCGTCGCGGCCGTAAAGGTACGGATTGTCCGGGTGGAAGCTGGTCATCATGGGCAACAGGTCCGCGTCCGCGCGTTCCTTCAGCCAGTGCGCGGGGTGGTCGGGGTTCGTCGCCATGACGATCTGTTTGTACGTACCGGCCGATCCACGCATACGGGTCATGAGCGTTTCGAACGCGGTCAGGCTGACCTGGTTCGCTTCGTCGATCAGGACCCGGTCCAGGTCCATGGACAGGAACTTCCCCGGCTGGTCCATGCCGCCAACCATGATCGTGCTGCCGTTCGGGTACATGTAGGCCGGTGGCTTCCGGCCGGACCCGCCGAACCACTTCACCTTCCCGCTGGCCAGCTCGTCCGCGATGATGTTCAGTTCGAAGGTCCGCAGCGTGGACGCGGTCAGGGACGCGTGCGTCTGCCGGACGATCAGGGACGTGGTGTTCGGCACGAGCGCCGACGTCACGTGCAGCTTCAGCAGGGCACCGACAGACTTGCCCGTACCGGCCGCGCCGACGATGCAGACGGAAGGGGCGCGGCACGTCATCAGTTCCCGCGCCGCGCCGCGTAGCTCGAAGTCCCGCATCAGATGATGTCTTCGACCGCGACACCGATGATCCGGATGCCGCCCTGGTCGGTGTCGGGGTCCTGCTCGGGCTTGTCCGTCAGCCGGTTCAGCTTGGCTTTGCTCTCGATCAGCCGCCGCGCTTCGTCCACGGCGCGCAGCCGGACGGCCCGGTCGTCCGTCGACAGCGCGTTGCCTTCCGCGTCGTACGTCTCGGGCGCGCGCTCGTCGATCATGTCCCAGGCTTCGCCCAGCAGCGCGTCCAGCTGCATGTTCGCGGTGTCCCGCATCTGGTCGGCCGTCTCGGTTGCGCGCTGCGTCGCCTCTTCCATCGCGCGGCCGACAGCGGCCAGCGCGGCGGCCGGACTGCTGAAGCTGCACTGCGCCGCAATCTCGTTCCAGTGCGCGCCACGGACGCGCAGCTTGATGGCCCGCGCCAGGTTCTGAGCATCCAGCGTCTGCTGTGCCACGTTGCCCTTCGGCACTTCGTTCCCCGACATGGCCACCCCTTCCGGTCGTCGTGTCAAGTATCCCAGGCAGCACGAAGGCCGGTGGGGTCGTAAGTCCCACCGGCCTTCGCTGCACCATCCACAACCCACCGGAACCATGTGCGGACGGGTCCAGGGTACAGGGTCACCCGAGCAGGTACAGGACGTCCGCTTCCGTCCGTTCCCGCCGGTCGTTCCAGCCGGGCACACTGCTGGCGTGGTCCCCGAACTGGTTCCGGATGCGCGTCAGCAGGACGGCCGCCGCGTCGGCCGCCGCGTCCGTGTCGTCACCGGCGGCCAGCCGGATGGCCTGAAGCGCGCAGACGGCGCCGTTGCTGCTCGCCCAGTCGCCTTGATGCCAGCCACGGTCCCGGATGATGTCCGCTGCCCGCGCCAGGATGCGGCCGGACCGGTGCGCCACGGGGCGCTGAGCGGCCGTCACAGCGGCCAGCGCCACGGCTTCGGCCCCGTACCGCTCTGCTGCCGCGACAGCCGCTGTGACGACCGCGTGGGCGTCCGCAAGAGCCTGGCCGCCAGCGTGCGCCAGCAGCACGTCCATGCCGATGCTGGCCAGCATCAAGCGCGTGTCGAAGTCGGGTGCAAACGGACCGGGGTCCGTTTGGGTGGCGGGCGTGTTCACCGCCGGTCGGGTCTGTGCTGTCGCGGTCTTCATGTAACCAGGATACAACCGCCGGACGGGTGCTCAGGACCGGGAACGGCAGCAGCCCCGGGGGTCGTAAATCCCCGGGGCTGCTGGTGCGCGCTGCGAAGGTGTGAGGCGCGCTGCCGTGCTGCTCACTCTACCGGACGCCAGCACCCGTCCGCGTCGACCTGGACCAGGCCATCGTTCGCCAGCCGGTCCAGCGACCGCTTCGCAGTCTGCTTATGGATGCCGAGCGCGCGCGCCAGGTCGGACAGCGTCACGCAGGGCGAGTCACGCAGGGCGGACATGACCTGGTCGTCCCGGTCGGCCGCCGCCACGCGCTCTGTCGAGCCGCTGTCCGCCTGCTCGATGTCCTTCCCCAGGATCACGGTCGGGGTGTCGGCCGACTGCGGCGCCAGCTCTGCCCAGGGGTCCGACTTCGACAGCGCGGCGCTGGCGGCTGCGGCGCCCTTCAGCCCGTTGGCGTGAAGCGCGGCCTGTCCCTGCTGCTCGACTGCCTTCCGCTCGTTGACGTCGGCCGCCGTGGTGCTGGCCGCCGTCGACACGCGGCGCCAGATCGGCCGTTCCGGCAGAGCGATGACGTCCGCCGGGGACATGGCGCGCATCTTCATCATCTGCGGGACCGACTTCGGGCCCAGTTCCTGGTTGCGGAAGAGGGCGAAGCCGGGCATGGGCAGCTCGTTGGCCTTCCAGCCCTTTTCGATCGCATCGTTCCCGAAGACGACCTGGGTGTCCGTGGACGTGGCCAGCGCCAGCGACAGCCGGTGCACGAGCTGACCGGCAATCTGCGAGTCAAGGCCGTGGCCTTCGCCGGACAGAGCAGGCTTCTGCGTGCACCAGACCAGGATGATTTCCGCTGCCCGGTACTTCCGCGCGATGGTGCGCAGCGTCGACATGATGTCGCTGTAGTCCGAGCGGCCGTCTTCGTCCTTCGGGTACTTCGTCTTGCTGTCGCTGATCAGTTCCCCGCCTTCGTCCACGAAGACCGTGATCCGGGGCAGGCTGGCGCTGATCTCGACCACGTCCTTCCCGCGCGGGATCAGCTTCAGCCGCTCTTCGCCTTCGGCCGCCAGCTCTGCGCACAGGTCCCGCATGTCGTCCAGCTCACACGCAATGCGGGCGCGGTGTTCCCAGTTCCGGCCTTCGATGTATTTCCGATCGAAGATCACCAGCCGGTGGTCCGTCCACTCGGACGCTTCGGCCATCAGCGGACGGGCGGACCAGGACTTCCCCGCGCCGGACGTGCCCGCGAACAGCAGCCGCTTCCCGAGCGGGACCGGTACCGTCTCGCCGGTCACCGTGTTGACTGCCCAGGCGTCGCCCGGCTTCCAGCCGGTCATCTTCACGCTGTCGGCCGCCGACCGGGTCCGCAGGGTCAGCCGCGCGTGGCCGCCGGTCTTGCCTTCGCGCAGTTCCATGCGGGTGCCTTCACGCAGCCGCAGCGCGGCGCGCAGCTGCGCTTCCCGCTTCAGCAGCGTGGCCAGGTCCATGGTGCCGTTCAGCGTCAGCTTCGCCTGGATGCCTGAGTCCGTCAGCCGCGCTTCCCCTGCGACGACGTCCGCCAGGCCGCGCGGCTCTGCAACGCGGTGCCATTCCTTCGGGTCCAGGCGGCGCAACAGGTCCAGCTCTTCCTGCGACGGCTGCAACGCGGCCAGCGCAGGGTCCGTTGCGTCGTCGCAGATGTGCCGCGACCCGAGCGCAACACCCAACGCGTTCAGTGCAGCGGCTGCAACGGACAGCGTGAAGGTGGCGCTGGACGCGAAGCTGTCGCTGAAGACAGCCCACGCGCCGGACGGCAGCAGATGCGCCGCGTGGCAGCGGACGGCCATCTGGGGCAGCGTGATGGGGTACGACCGGGCGGCTTCCCGGCGCGCGGCCTTCGCTTCGTTGGCCAGCTGACGGCTGTCCCGGACCACGATCCGGGCGGCGCGGCGCTCACCGTTCCAGATGTTCCACCAGGCGACTTCGTCCCGCGCCTTTTCGAAGGCGCGGCGGTCGCGGCGAAGGTCCCGCATCGTGTCCCGGCGGGCGGTGTTCGCCTTCCGCAGGGCGTCCAGGTTCTCGGGCGTCCGCAGCTCGTTACGCGCGTCGGCCGCGCGCTTCCACGCAGCGGCCATCGGGACGAAGGGCAGCCCGACCACGTCCAACGCGTGGTTGAAGCTGTCCCGGGCGTCAGCCGCGCGGGCGCGCCAGCCGGGACCCTGCTCGTCCCCGGCGTCCTTCCTGGGGATCAGGTCGGGGGTGTCGAATGCGTCGGCCATCGTCTCGTCCCTTCGGTTCCGGTTAGGTCGTCGGCCGCCGTCCCGGTGCATCGGCTGGCAGCCCTTCAGGGACAGTCTAACACAGGGTTGACACAGCTCAACAGACAGCCGTCACAAGGGGCCGTCACAATGTCATGCACACGTCGTCACCTGGGGTGTCACCGGGGAAGTGACGACGTATTTGTCAGGGTTCGTCCCCGGGGGAAGGGGCCTGTGGCCGCCGATCCGTCACAACCGGGTGACACCCTCGTACCTGTGCGCGCCCGGCTACATCTTCAGCGAAGCAACTTTTGCCCGGAAAGACTCTGGACCAGACACCCTTCAGGGCGCCTGGTCCAGGTTCCGCTTAGCTCAGTAGCCGTGGTGTTCTGCGTCGGCCGCCTGCTCGTCCTTCATCGCTTCCAGCTGCTGGTCCACCGGCTGGTCCGGGGTGTCCAGGACGGCGCGGCCAGCGGCGCGCTTCCGGGCGGCCACGTAGTCGATCAGCGCTTCCAGGACGTCGTCCAGTCGACCGGCTTCGAGGCTGCCGAGCAGCTTCCGCGTACGGTCCGGCTCGAAGCGGACGAGCTGCCAGAACCCTTCGCTGGCCCAGCCAGCGGCAGCAGGGTGGCGGGTGTCCGCGTGCACCATCAGCCGGTCCAGCTGGACCTTCGCCCAGCCGATGAACTGGCCGCGCTTCCGGGTGCCGACCGGCGCGACGTGCAGGACGTTCGCGGCGGCCGTGGCAGCGGCTGCGGTGTTCATCGCGTCCGGCACGCGCAGCGGCTGGATGTCCAGGCCCATGTCCCGGTACCACTCGAACAGGTCGGCCGCCGACTCGTTCAGGTTCGCCGTGATCTGCATCGCGGCCGTGCCTTCCACGGTGCGGTTGACCAGCCGCTGAAGCGCCAGCAGGTTCGTGGGCAGGTTGACCGTGACGCCGGTCAGGCCAGCCGCGTTCAGCAACCGCGTGGCGGTCAGGGCCGGGATTTCGAAGGTGTGGGCCGTGGCGTTCATGCTGTGTTCCTTCCGTCGTGTTGCTGACAAGGAAGACGCTACAGCACGAGCACAGGAAGCGCAACACCCCGCCAGGAACTTTCCCTGGCGGGGTGTTGCGTCGCAGGTCAGACGCCGTTGCGGTCAGTCCAGGTCCGCCACGGTCAGCGGGTGGAAGAGAGAACGGCCGTCCGCGTCCCGCTCGTGAACGGGCAGCTTGCCCCGGTTGACCCAGGACCGGACGGTCCCGGGCGCCACGCCCTTCATGTCCGCGACGTCGGCCACGGTCAGCAGCTTCACGGTGGTGTCCGTGGCCACCTGCTCTTCCGCCTCAGCCAGGACGCCCTTCACGAAGCCGTACCCGTCGGGGTCGTCCGCACCGAAGCCGGAAGCCACAGGCGCCTGCTGGACGGGCTGGGACGGCGCGGCGGGCAGCTCGGGCGCGGCAGGGGCTGCGGGGACCGCACGCGGCAGCTCAGCCGCCTTCGTGGCCTTACCAGCCAGCGCGGCGGCCAGGTTCACGTCCGCACCTTCGGTGATCCGGTACCGCTGGACTTCACCGAGCTGGACGGACATCTGGCTGTCCGTCTCGGCGAACTGCCTGGTCAGGCGCCACACGGCCAGCTTCGACGCGCGCTTGCCGTACCAGCCGCCGTTCTGGCTGCGGTTGGCGTGCCACAGCAGCAGGCCGCTGCGCCGCTGCTGCTCGATGTCCACCCCGGTGCGGTACGCGACGATCCGGCGGGCCACCAGCGCGATGCCTTCACCGGCCGCCGTCATGGCCAGCGGGGACAGACCCATGGCCACCTTCGTGTTCAGGTCCGGCGCGATGACCAGACCGGCCACGGACGCGGCCAGCGGGACCAGCCACAGACCGGCCCGAGCGGCGGCCGGGGTGTGCTGGCCCATCAGGGTCAGCGCCAGCGTGACCAGCGCGCAGATGACGGCCACACCCTCACCGGCCAGCACCAGGCTGAGCGCGTTGGACTTCGACGCCAGGACGTCCGCGAAGTTGAAGTACGACGCGATGCCACCGGCCACGCCAGCGGCGGCCATCGGCAGGGACGTGACGACCAGGACGAGCACCTGGCCCCAGGTCAGCTTCAGGTTGTCCTTCATGATCCTTCGGTTCCTTCCGGTAGGTGTTGCGGTTATCGGTGCAGGTCAGTGGGCGTTGCGCCCGGTGCGACGGGTCCGCGTTGCGGTCAGCTTCAGCGCGACGGCCAGTGCTGCGGCCAGCGCCAGTCCGAAGGTCGACCCGCCCGGGGCGGTGGTCCCCTGGGCCGCGATGATGGCGGCGCCCGCTACGGCCACCCAGCACAGTGCGCGCAGCACCTGGCGGCCGGACGGCAGGACACGAGCAGCGGCGGCAGCCTTCCCGCTCAGCAGCAGGTACAGGCCGTACCCGGCCAGGGCGGCCGGTCCGGCGTAGCCGTTGCCCGCCGCGACGACCAGGCCGCCCACGATGACCGCAACGACGAGTACGCCGCGCTGCGACAGCCGGGGGCGGCTGGTTCGACGGGTGTTGCTCGGGCTGTTGCGGGTGGCGGTGCGGGCCATGTGGACCATCCCCTTCGCGGTTGGTGGGTGGGGGTCCGGGCCGTTTCACCGGACCCCCTTCCCTTGTGCTGCATGACCAGCATGACATACCTGCGACGCGGATGCAACCCCTTGACGCAACATGTGCGACGCCCCATGCAACATCTGCCGTTGCGCTGCACGTCGCAGCGTTGCGCACGCCCGTTGCGGTGTCGCGCGACATGCGACGGCGCCCCTTCCCGGTGTCGCGGAAGGGGCGCCGTGGACGTCCGGCTGTTGCGTCAGCGCTCGTGCGGCTGATGCTTGCTGCAACGGTCGGTGCCGAAGGACTTCATCCGGCGGCAGCGGCCACCGGCCTGCGTCGGCTGGCCGCACATGTTCGCGGGGTTGTGGCCGGGGCAGAAGGGTCCGTCCTTCGCCTGGTTGATGCAGCCGAAGCCCGCGCGCGTACGCGACGCGCAGAGCGCCCCTGAAGCCTGCTGGGTCACTGTGGTTGTCCCTTCACTCGAAGGGCGCCCAGCGACCTGCTGGGCGCCCTAGCGGTCCTACTTCAGGATCAGGTCACCGTCTTCGGACAGGAAGGCCAGGCCGTCTTCATACAGAGCCTTCATGGCCTTGAACTGGCCGGACAGGACGCGGGTCACCGGGTCCATGCTGACGTTGTGCGGCAGGACTGCGGTCGAGACGTGCGCCGGTGCGGTCGGGTCGACGTGGCCCAGGTCGTGCGCTTCGGTGGCGGGCATCAGGCTGGCCACCAGCCGGTTCTGGTACGCCTCTTCCTTTGCCTGCTCGTCGGCCAGCAGCTTCAGGCAGCGACGGCAGGTGACGTTCATGGACGTCTCGCGGTACCGCTCGGTGGCGCGGTTCCCGCCGCAGTCGGGGCTGGCCGCGTACTCGATCCCGTTCACGGTCATCGCGCTGCCCAGGTGGACCGCCTTACCGCCGCCCAGGGTGACGTTGACTCGCCGGGTGCTGGTGGTGTTCTCGTTCATGGTGTCCTGCTTTCCTTCGCTGCGGTTGCTTACAAGGAAGACAGTACATGACTCGGGGTTGCAATGCAACACCCAGCCGGAAACGCGTGTCGCGGCGTGTTGCAGGGCGCACGCGAACGCCCCCTGATCCGCAGGTCAGGGGGCGTTGCGGGGTGTTGTTCAGCTGGCGCTCAGGTCCACGCCCAGGTACTTACGAACGTCGCCCCGGATGTTCTTCAGGACCCGCTGGTCCGACGGGGTCCGGGACATCGTGATCGGTTGGTGGCCGGGACGGCTGACGCGCCAGTGACCGTTCTTCGACAGCTTCGCACTGCACCCGTGGTCGGTCGTCAGCCGGTGGACGATCGCTTCCACGTCCGCCTTCAGGCTGGCCATCACTGATCACCCTGGTTCCGCTGAGCGGGCATCGTGATCGTGACGATACGGGCGCGGCGGTTCTCGATCAGCCGCACCAGGACGACGACGTTCAGGGCGAACAGTCCGGCGCTGACGTACGTGGGGACGAAGCCGACGATGATGTCCGCCAGGGACACCAGCCCGATCAGCCAGGCCAGCGCGATGAAGGTCAGTCGGCGCCGCTCGGACATCTGCTGGTTCTGCATGGTGTGTTCCTTCCGGTCGGTTGCTCTGGTACCAACGTAACCGCCCAGGGGTGCGAGTGCAACCCCTGGGCGGGAACTTCTTCAGATCACAGACGGGCGGCCACGGCCGCGATGATGTCCGCGTGGTCGAAGGCCAGCGGCGGCATGTCGTCCAGCGGCCACCAGCGGACCTGAACGGCGTCGTCACCGGGCTGCGCTTCGGTCCCCGGCAGGACTTCCAGGTGGTACGCCACGCTGACGTACCGGCCGCGCGGGTCGCGCTCGGGTGCGTCGAAGACGCCCACCTGGTCCAGCTCTTCCGGCAGGGCGCGGACACCGGCTTCTTCGGCCAGCTCACGCGCGCCAGCGGCGCGGCTCGTCTCGCCCCGGTCGACGTGGCCGCCGGGCAGCGCCCAGTGACCCGCGAAGGGGTCCCAGCCGCGCCGGATCAGCAGGACGTACCGGTCCGTGGTCGTCACGACCACATCCGCCGTGAATTTGATCGTCTCGTCCCGGTCGCTCATGTGTGGTTCCTTCCGGTGGGCCCGGGGACCGGCCGTGTGCCGGTCCCCGGGGGTGGTTCAAACCCCGATGACCTGGCGTCCGGCGTCCGTCAGGACGGCCACCTGAATGCGGTACGTGTAGGGGCGGCCGTAGCTGGTGGCCTGGTGGGTCCGGGTGACCGTCAGCAGCCGGATCAGGCCCTTTT